CTTCGGCCAAACATTCCACCTTTGGTGGAGGCGAGTCTCTACTCGTTTACTATCTGAGGTCGGTGCAGGGTATTCTCTACCTTGCTATCCGGTGGGCGTCGCAACCCATTGGATACAGAACTGTGTCCTAGTAATAGGATCTAAGTTCGCTTAGAACAGTTCCCCGGTGTCCCCTTGAGAAAGGAACCAACGCTTATTAGTTTCGCTGATCATTCTCCTCTGGGGCCCTTAGAGAAGGTTCCAGGGTTGGTCAGTCACTTCGTTCGAGTGGAAGACTCGAAGTGGGACGGACCCGTTCGCAGCGGGCGAGTCATCGGACCTGGTCCGACGGAGACACGTGGGCTAGAGTGGCAACACTAGAGCAAGCTACTTCGTAGCCAGGACCTTGAAGTGCCTAATGAAAGGCGATCCTAGTTAACCAGTCAGCTCTCGGGCGGTTCTCTTAGTCCGGTTGGGTAGAACACGAAAGGGTGCCATGACCGCTTCTGGGTTCTGAAACTCAGAAGCTGGATCATAGGAGGGAGGACATAGGGCAGCTAGCCTTTTGTGGCGAATTGCACTAGGGTATCACTAAAGTGGATGCCCCTAACAAGGTCGAAAGACCCCGATAGTGGAACTTACCTATGGTGACACGTCATGTCATCCGTTCTATCCGTAGAAGTGGTTTTCAACCACGGGACGGTGCGGATTACTGTAACGAAAGTCAATCTGGAAGGATTAACGATCCTAGGCTGCAAGCCTGCCTGCGGCCTCTTCACTCCTTAAGGGTGGAGGGGAAACCGGTGTAAACTTCGTTACTTATCTCCTTTATTATGGTCAACATTCTGCGAAGTCTTTCGCGACCTCTCAGAACAGTTGCCGTGTTAAAGAGACTAGTACCTAATTTTACGGGCATGGCCTCCAGAAATGGAGGTCGGCCACTCATCGACTGGCTATTACTAGCTGGTCGGTGTGTGGTGGGATCTCTTAATCGTTCTACGATCGGTGTCTCGGCCATCTTTGCTTTCCGTGTTGGTCGGCTGATGAAAGCACAAGGAGCCCCGGGTACTGTAAAGTACCTGAAGGCTTCTCATGTTCTTCTGATGCAGGCCAGCGCGGGAATGCGATTAGACGGCACTTGAGCCCTGGGAGCGAACGTTTCGCGGACGCTGAGTGGATACCCACGAATTGTGTGTGCGAGTAGCCGAGCGGCTATCAAGGGTGGCGATGCTCGAGTTTTAAAACTCTGGTTGACTCTCCTATCACTTTATCGAGTGATTGAGTTTCCCGGAGTGATGAAGCTCGATACCATCATCCTACCTGGTATCCCAATTGATCGTCTCCTATCGGAGGCTGGTACTTTCGTACTTACTTTCTTTCATCACTTTCCTCACGGAAAGCGATGGCGGGAAGTGGCGCTAGAGTACCGGTCGAAGCTTCGACTCAATCAATTGCGGGACCTTAGAGTCCCGGTTCTTAAGGCACGCCCGTTCATGATTCAGAAGGCTACTCCTATCCGACTGAAGGAAGTTCGAGCCGTTAAAGATATTCTTTACAACTCGACCTCCCTGCCATCCTTAGTGTTGGCCGCAGTGGAATGGAGTGAGCGACCTGCCTTGAAGGCGGTCCTTTGGGAGATGTGCGTGCTGACTGGAACTTACGAGCTTCCAGTCTTTATGTCTCTCCTTGAGGCCTCCTATGAGGAGTCCGGATTCCCGTCGGAAAGTTGGCACCGAGAATACTCGGACCTTGGTAAGCTCGCTGTAAAAAGTGAGCCTGCCGGTAAGGAACGTGTATTCGCGATTGTTGATGCATTCACTCAGTGGGTTATGAAACCACTTCATGACTTGCTATTTGATATGCTCCGGGGGATCCCTCAGGATGGGACTTTCGATCAAGGTAAGCCGCTTCGGGCTCTCCTCGAACGGCACGCTAAGACCGAAAAACCCTTTATCGCGTCCCTGGATTTATCAGCGGCAACTGATCGATTGCCGATCTCTCTCCAGAAACTTCTGCTTTCTGTTCTCTTAGGAGAACGGTTTGCAGAACTTTGGAAGGGGTTGATGGTCGATCGGGACTATGCTGTTCCGAACTCAGTTCGGACAGTACGGTACGCTGTTGGTCAACCTATGGGAGCTCTCTCATCATGGGCTATGCTAGCCCTAACTCACCATTTCATTATTCAATGGGCCCATTGGAGGGTGTCAGCTCGTAACGAGCTGCCCTACACCTGGTGCTCCGACTATGCGGTCTTAGGTGACGATGTTGTCATCGTAGGCCGGGAGCTTGCTGATGAGTACCAACTTATCATGCGAGATCTTGGCGTGGGAATCGGTCTTCACAAATCGGTTCTCGCAACTACGCTTTCAGCGGAGTTCGCCAAAAGATTCGTGTGGCTCGGTGTCGACTGCTCGCCGATTTCGTTTTCGGAATTGGCAGTCGCTCGACGGTCGCTGGGTTCTGCTTTAGAACTTCGGCGACGGCATGGAGTAAACAACTCCGCATTCTACCGAGTGCTTGGTGTAGGTCCATTCGCTTTAACGCGGATGGAGCAACCTCGATCTGCGCGAATCGAGGCGTATAAGATTATGCTCGGGTGGCCTGTTGATGGACCATCTTACAAAATCACGTATTCTCTCCGGCCTTATCCGGCTAGAGAGCTTGCGGGTTTTGCGAGATTCTCTTATCTACACGTACTTGCGCATAGCCTATGTACGTCCTTGGTGGACGCATATCGGGGACTTGCGGTTCGACTCGACTCTCTCCCTCCATCTCGGGTGAAACTACTCGAAGATAAGTGGTTCGCTTCCTCGATGGAAAATAATGATATCGTGGCCGCGGTTAATCTAAACGACGACTACTCTATGTGTTTCTCCCCAATGGGAGGGTACAATGAGGCAGTCGCACGAATGGAAGAACTAGAGCCCGAAATCACCAAATTCGTTGAGGAGGCGAGCACTATTGGACTGTGGGATGTCTCGACGCTCTATAGCAATTACCTTTCTGTTGCAAAGAAAGTCGCTTCTGTTCGGGTACCAACGGCTGACGAAGATGTGCGAGTCGTTCTGGATTCTCAGGTAACTGAGGAAACAGTTCCGCTCGCTCTTCGTTTTGTCCTTCGGTATCAGGCAGCTGTGAAGTTCGTGCAACGGACTGGCGTATGCTATGGAGTTAAAGACTACCCGGGCCCGGCTAGGCGTGATGCTCGCTTCTTGGTCCCATGGGACGCAAGAGTAGACGATTAGGGGATTCCCCTAACTTGCCATCTTACGAGGTGGTTGAGAAGGGACAAGTTTTCTAAAACTCATCTGAGAGTCGCCGAGTCTAGGAAACCTAGGGTAACCTCTCCGAGGAGAGGCCAACCTAGTGGGGCTAGGCTCGTAGAAGCGG